GCTCACGTGCTTACGACGTCGCTCGAAACGTTCAAACACATCGTCAATATCATCGACGGAAATGATTCACTAGCTAAACAAGTCAAGAAGGTTCGGTGGGCTGGCGGAAGTGAAGAGATTCAGCTTCTCAACGGTTGCCGGTACGTTGTCAAGGCGGCGAACGCGGCGTCAAGAGGATTCGCTAAGCCGGAGACGGTGTACATGGACGAGACGCGAGAGCTACGCGATACCGAGGCGTGGTCAGCTATGCGATATACAATGATGGCGGCTAAAAATCCTCAACTCTGGACTTTCTCCAACGCCGGAGAAAATACGTCGCTCATTCTCAACGGATTACGTGAACGCGGAATGGCTTCGGCGGCTGGCGCGAACGACGACATCTTTTACGCCGAATGGTCAGCCCATAGTGACAAGATAGACGATGAGAAAAATTGGATCGCCAGTAATCCAGCTCTCGGTCACACAATTCACGCCGACAATATCCGCGCCGTTCTCAATGATCCGCCGGAAGTCGTCCAGACGGAAGTCTTGTGTCGGTGGGTTCACACTATTCAGAGCGCAATCCCGGCGAAGGAATGGGAAGAATGCGGCGTCGAAGGAGCCGACTTAGACGTGGAAAAATTGACATGGCTCGGACTTGATCTCTCACCGGATCGTCGCGATGGAGCACTCGTTGGAGCGCAAAAGAATTTCGATGACACTTTCACGGTCAAGCTTCTTCACACATGGCACAATCCCATCTCACTTGATGATCGTGCCATCGCCAATGACGTCGCTCCCTATGCCAGAAAATATCCCATCGAATTCGTTGTCTTTTCCAAGCGCACGTCCGCCGCCGTTGCCGCGCGATTACAGCCAGCCGGAATTCCGGTGATGGACGTGGACGGAGCCGCCTACGGTCAGGCGTGCGATGAGTTTCTCGGAGCTATTACATCAAAACGTCTCATTCACAATAAGAATCCAGAATTCACAAAGCAAGTCTTATCCGCCGTTCGACTTCGATATGGTGATGGCGGTTGGATCATAGGAAGAAGAGCGTCAAGTGTCGCCGTCTGTGCCGCCGTTGCCGCCGCGCTTGCCACACATTTTGCGACACGCCCAGAGACAGAGACGGACATTATGGTCGGCTAGGTGTAAGGCTCTACCTTAGACTTAGGGCATGGGCTTATTTACGCGTACCGTCAAAGTCGAATCACCTACGACTCACGACGTTTCCGCGTCTCTTGCTCCGATCAATAATATCAATTCGTTATATGTCAATTTCAACGCTGGTCTTGTAGCTACACGTCAAGAAGCTATGTCGGTTCCAACCGTTGCTCGCGCTCGGAATATCATCTGCTCGTCCGTTGCTTCTATTCCTCTTTCCGTTCGTACAAAAGCCGACGGAAAAGAAGTCGAAACTCCGCCACGTGTTATCAATCAGCCGGATCCACGCATTCCCGGATCCGCGACCTACGCATTTCTTGCGGAAGATTTACTTTTCCACGGTGCGGCTTATCTTCGCATTCTTGAAATTTACGCGGACACGTATCGCATTCGTTCCGCCGAAAGAATTGATCCAGCACGTGTCACAATAAAAACAAACGCACTCGGTACAGAAATCGAAGGTTATTACGTGGACGGATATACCGTTCCGAATGAAGGTGTCGGCGCTCTGGCAGTTTTCTACGGAAACGATGAAGGCTTACTCAACAGAGCCGGTCGCACAATTTCCGCCGGAGCCGAATTGGAACGTGCGGCGACAATGTACGCACGTGAACCTGTACCGACAATGGTGCTCAAATCTAACGGCACAGCTTTACCGGCAGACAGAATCGCAAAGCTTCTTGAATCGTGGGGTTCCGCTCGTCGTAATCGCGGAACGGCATTTCTCAACGCGGACGTCACGTTGGAAACTCTTGGCTTTGATCCCGAAAAACTTCAGCTCAATCAAGCGAGATCATACGTTTCGACGGAGCTCGCCAGAGCTACGGGCATTCCGGCTTTCTACGTGGACGCCGAAACTGGATCCAGTATGACGTATTCGAACGTCAATTCACAAAGGGAATCTCTCGTGGACTTCTCGCTTCGCCCAATAATGACGAGTATAGAAGAAAGATTATCCATGACGGGAACGCCGAATGATTTCGTTCCGGCTTCACAAGACGTTCGCTTTGATCTAGATGATTTCTTACGCGGATCCGCTATGGAACGCGCACAGGTGTACGACATTCTTAATCGTATCGGTGTACTAACAGTCGAAGATATCAAAAAGAAAGAGGACATGGCTCCATGAAAAAAACAAAAGCAGAAACGGTATCCGTCAATTTCTCGATGAAGATTTCGGCTACCGATTTTCCAAAACGCGAAATCTCCGGTCGCATTGTGACATGGAATGAAATGGGATCCACAAGCGCCGGAGAAACTTCTTTCCTACCTAACTCCATTACATTCGGCGACAAGACGAAATTATTACTTGAACATCAAAGAGAATCGCCAATCGGATTCCTTTCCAGTTACCATTCGACGCCAGAAGGAATCGACGCGACGTTTCGTATCTTGCCAACAACAGCCGGAAATGACGCACTCATCGAAGCAAGCCAGGGAGCTCGCGACGGATTTAGCGTTGGCGTAGTGGCAGATAAATACGAAAACATCGACGGCGTTCTTACGATCAGCCAGAGTTCTCTCAAAGAAGTCTCACTCGTCACGGAGCCAGCCATCGACTCAGCCCGTGTCGCAGTCGCGGCAAGTGAAAACGAAAATTCTGATTCCGAACCGGGAGCAACGGAAACAGAAGAAACAATCCCAACAAAACAAGGAGATACAGAAATGGAAATCACTCCAACCGTTCCAGAAGCTCCGACCGAAACGGTTGAAGCTTCCAAAACAGTTAATCTCGGACACGTTCCAGTCGCTTACACGACTCCACGTTCACCGATTACAAACAAAGCGCAATATCTAGAGCACTACTTGAAGGCTAACGTTTTACATAACGAGGATTCTCGTCAATATGTAATGGCGGCAGATAACACCACTTCAACAGTTCCCGGCATGATCCCAACATTCCAGAGCACTACAATCATCAACGCGCTCGCCAATAACGATCGCGGAATGATCGACGCTCTATCTCGCGAAACTCTTATCGCGACTGGCATGACGTTCGAATTGCCACGCGTGACCGCCGTTCCTACTGTCGCAAATGTGGCAGAAAATACAGCCGTCACAGAATCCTCTTTATCGGCGACTTATATTTCGGTTCCGGTTCAGTCATTCAAGGGACGTGCTATCTCGACCGTAGAATTGATCGACCGGTCAGATCCCTCATATATAAATTCGCTCCTTCAGAATCTGGAATTCGCTTATGCTAAAGTCACAGACGAATTCGCTACCGGAACAATCGTCGGAGCTGGACAACAAACAGCCGTTCACGCTAATACAGCCGCAGGATTTCTCGCCTACGGAGCAGAAGCCGCCGCCGCCGTTTATAGTTCAAGTCTTGGATTCGCGCAAAATCTCGTAGTATCTCCGGGACAATGGGCGAATTTAATGTCTTATAATGTAGACGGGCGTCCAATCTATACAGCCGGACAGCCTCAAAACGCAGGTGGATCAGTAAGCGCACAATCACTTCGCGGAAATGTCGCTCCCGGACTTAACCTCTACGTAAGCCGTTCAATCGGTAACGCAGGAGCAACAACATCAACCGGAGATTTTTCAATGGTTGCCATCAATCCGGACGCGTGGACATGGTACGAATCTCAACGTTTCCAACTTCGTACAGCTATCCAATCCGACGGAACCGTGGATCTTCTTTACTACGGTTACGGCGCAATCGCTCCGAAGATCCCATTCGGCGCTTGCTGGAATCAGACCTGATTCTAAGCACAAACTAATCATGGGCTAGGTGCGCTCCCGTATCTAGCCCAGCAGACGAAAGGAACCGGAATGCCTAGCATTGTTACAGCTTCACAGCTTCGCCAAGTGCTAGGCGTTTCGGTTTCTCTTTATTCGGACGCATATCTCGATGGCATTATCGCTAGTTCGGAACAGGTGATTTTGCCATTATTAAATGCTTATCAAAGCGCCATCGCTGGCGTTTATCTTTCAAACAATGTCGCGTATTACATTACTCAACGCCCACATCATTTCGTCGAAGGTCAATCCGTCGTTATTACCGGTTGCGTTCCGTCATTATTCAATGGAACGATTACCGTGACGTCAAACAATAACGTGGAATTCTTGGCGCTACCTTTTCCGTCATTCGAACGATCATTCGTCTTTACAGCCGACAAAACAAACGCGGACGTTATTCTCCGAAACGTGATTCCGGCTGGCGTTGCTTACCTATCCGGAGCCAACGCCGCCACTCTTTACGCCAGCACAGAAGCCATCGAACAAGCGATTCTTATTGTCTCGGTTGAAATTTTCCAGAGTGTGACGGCGGCTGGCGGACAAATCGAAGGCGTTGATTTTCAACCGTCTCCGTACAGAATGGGCAGATCACTCCAAAATCGTGTCATAGGGCTTCTCGGTAGTTACATCGACGTCGAAACGATGGCGCAATAATGCCAGCCACATCAATCGCCACGAACGTTCGCGGAACGCTGGCGACAGCTCTCGCAGGTGTCGCGGCGTCGGTTTATTCCACGGTTCCAGAAACCGTCATTCCGCCAGCTTGTGTCATCGTTCCGGATTCGCCCTATCTCGAAAGTACCTTGATCGGAGCCGGATCCGTCAAAGTAAAAATCAATTTCGTCGTGAGTGCCGCCGTTGCCTATAACTCCAACGCCGGAGCTCTTGACAATCTAGAAAAACTCATCATCAGCATTCTCGCGGCTATGCCAACGGGATACGTCGTCGGCGACGTTCAACGTCCGACAATCACTTCAGTCGGTGCGAGTAACTTGCTCGTCGCGGATCTGTCAGT